ATTAGTTTTAAAAATCTTCCTTAAAATCTACAAACCTAACCTAAAATTCAATGACCGATTTGTGTAAGTTGGAGTTACCCTCCGTGTTCATGGCGGCTTTTAATAGCCGTCTTATGACCTCGAGTGCGACGGATGTCTACTCGTTGGTGCAGAAAGCAGTGCTTGAAGCGATCGATAATAAGATTGCGAGAATAGGTAAGAAAAAATCGATAGCGGTCCCGTGGAGTTTAGATCAGCCAACTGAACGTATGTTGGCGACTACTTTCCCAGCTTTCGACGTTCATTCTAGGTTCATGACGACCATGGGAAAATCGAGATTTGCCTCGGTTTCTCTGGTCGCGAAAGAGGTTCTGATTGACATGATTGGTTGGCAGGAGGTGTTGGTGCATGTCGGCGGCGATCATGTTCAGCACATTTGGCGCAATCGTGGGTGGGTGCATTGTTGCCGCGTCTGTCCAGATGCAATAGCTGTGTCTAGAGTGTTCAACGACGAAATGGAGTTGGATTATCGTATCCGCACGCGTAATCGCGAGGATACACGGGGGGAGATAAACGCGGCGATGCGTTCTTATGCGGCCGACAAATCGAGGTTTCGATGCCTCGGTCGAAGTTGTGCTACTTGTAGTGTCGCGTCGGATGTGGTTCTGTTTGATATTTGCGAATCCTTCATACCGTTGGGTCAGCTTCCTTCAGTGATGGAACAGCACGGGGCTGCAAGAGGGTTTTTGCTTTTGCCTTTTTCGGGTGACATGCTTGTATCTGATGTCGGAGTGATTCCGGAGTTGGATGGTTGGTATCGTATCGACGCGAAACTAGACCGCTTGCAGTTGGGTTTCTTGGGAAATTGCGTTGCCGTCTATACCTTTCGGTGGTCTGAGTATCGCCTTTATGCGTCAACAAATTTTGTCGATTATTCTGGGCATCGTTACATGTGCGAACCGATAGATCAGCGCGGCGGGTTTATGTTTATGCGCATCACTCGCGCTGCATTGGTGCCTGATTGCGATCTCGAGCGTCGTCTTTGGATCCCTTCGCATACTGATTGTATTGTCCTGAAGGTTTACCACCATGATGTGAATAGGTTTCGGATTGGCGATGAGGGCGAGTACCGCGAAGTAGTTGTTAAGCAACGATTGTGGGAAAAATTGACTACTTATGGTAAAGCTTTGGAGGACAAGAGTTTGACTCGACAGGCTCTTATTGAACGACTTCGTGCTCTTAGTAGTCGTACTATCGTGGATGGTCAGGCTGTGATACGTCCTCTCGACGGGTCAGAAGCACAGTGGTTTGATGATATCGCATCCGCTGCTTTTGTGCATCTTTTTAGGGTACGTTTTCAGGCCGTAGTCGCTACCACGGGTCTGTTGAAACAACACAGTTTGCGTGTAGGCGCGCGAGAGAAGACCGCACCCATGGTGGCTGTTGCTTTGATCTGGCGCTTGGCGTATCAGAATTGTGGCGTTTGGTCTTACAATCAATTGCGGAAGACGCTGGTCACGTGTATCGATAAAAATTTGCCGATGGTTCAGGTGGAGGTCGCCGAACCGTACGTGACATACGCTACGCATGTAAAAAAAAAATATGGAAAGTTTGAAATGCAGAAGTTTTACAATCCTATGTTTTTTACACCTCAATATCGGTTACACGTGCTCGAATATTCTGAACGTGTGTTGACTCCGGTGTCGGATATCGCGCAATACTTGTGCGAACGTTTCGCGGGTTACGCAACGACAGCCATAGCACCCGAGATCGAGAACATTGCGGCAATGCCGCTTGTCGTTTCTAAAGTCGTGCCGCCAAAGTTTGCGGATCCACTCACTGTCCTTCAGGATGTTTATGATGATCTTTTCCCAGGTGTTTCACTAGTTGATCAACGCTTTGACGCGGGAACTGTGGCATACGGTTCCTTGGGACTTACAATGAATTGCAGTGCTGTTATTGACGTTTCGAAAATTAAACCGTTGGGAACGATGATGATACACAAAGCTTTGTTGAGAACTGGTCAGGCCCCAAAGAGGCAAAATACCACACAACAACTTATGTTGGCTGCCCTGCGACGTAATTTTAATGCTCCTTGCATTGCTGATCCGCGCGACGCAAATGTTTCGTTCGATCGTATTTTTTCGAACGTAAAGAGAGCTTTTCTAGTTGACGATGTCGACGAGAGAATTGCGAGTTTTCAATCGCAACCCTTGGGTATAAACATACAAGGTCTTTCGGATTGGGCACTTAGACTTGATGAAAAAAAACGTGCGAGACTTGAGGCCGTAGATCTTGCTTTTATGCGTTCGTTTGAAGAGAATTCGATGATGATCAAACGCGATGTAAAGCCAACAAAGAGCTTGGAACCGTTGTTCGAGTATAAAGCTTTACAAACAATCGTGTTTCTCGATCCAGAGGCCAACGCATTGTTCGCGCCCGTGTTCAAGCAGTTGTTGGCTAGATGGGTGAGTTTGCATCGTTCGAATGTCTTGTTTATGAGTGAAAAGAGTCCGGAGCAAGTACAGGAATTCTATTCGAATCATTTGGGGATAGGGATAAAGGTGAAGCATTTGGACACGGATCACAATCAGTACGATAAATCGCAGGATTTAACCGCTCTAATTTATGTGTGGAAAATATGGATGCTGCTGGGCATGGATGCCGAACTGGCGCTTCTTTACCAGCATACGCAGTTACGTGCTTATGCTAGGTGTATTGCGGCCGGGTTTATGATGGCAATTTGGGCGCAATGCCATACCGGGGGTCCGAACACCGGTCCACACAACACTATGTTAAATGAGATGTCTTTGGCTGATGTGTATGAGTTCCTTCCTAGAGATTTCTTGTGCGTCGCTGTTGGTGGTGACGACAGTCACGTTGCTTCGCAGACTGGGAATAAATTTTATTCGGAAATTACGGAGGATTTTGCAAAAAAATTTAATCTTATTAGCAAATCTAACGTTTATGACCATGGGTACTTTTGTTCGGGATTTACGGTTCCCATCGACGATGAGGTACTCTATATGGCCGATCCTGTTAAAGTATTGGAGAAGTTGGGAGGAGATATGGTGATTGAAGAGCCGGAAATTTATGAAAAATTCGTCTCTTTGGGCAGCCGTTTAGCCAATTATGACAACGCGATAGCGTTGGATGCGCTCGCGATGGCTGTTCGTGAGCGTTATAGTATAGCCGCTGATGTGAAACCAATGTGTTATGCTTTGTTTCAAATCAGTCAAGATTATTCTTTTTACAGAAATCTGTATGACAA